TTTTATGTTCATTGGCACAGTTAAGGAAGTGTCCGCCGTGGTGTCGGTGTATGTAGTGGTCACGGCATCGGCTATGGTAGCTACATAATAATAGACATTGCCGTCCGCTTTCGTTCGGTATAGCTTGCGGGTGCATCCGGTTCTGGTTGGGATAGCCGACCAATTTATCTGAGCGTCACTGGCGGCGGTCACGGTCACTATGCCAGCGTTGGGGCTGCTCTCTGCTCCATCAGCATCTACAAAAGTTACCTTGACCTTGTAATCTCCCGTTAACGTGCCGGTGCCACTAGTAGCTACTGTGGGGTCTGTGGACGGAATGACAGTTGCAGAATACGCCTTGGTTGTGTCGAGCCAGAGTTTGTTGCTGACGATACGCTGGATAAACTCGTTTCCCCAGGCTAAAAGCAGATAGGCATCTAGGGTTTCGTCGAACCATGATTCTGCCAAGACTTTGGCATCTGATATCGTGAAGGACATAGTTCACCTTCTTTCTATGGAAATGGAAAAGCCGCCCCCGAGGACGGCTAAAAGTATTTAGTATAAATTTCTTTCCTTCGCGGTCCAGCAAGCTGTGCGTAGACCTGCGTGGTTTCTTGTTTGGCATGGCCCATCAGGGTTTGTATGCCCTCCATCGGAGCACCGTTATTTAGTAAATGAGTAGCATAACTGTGGCGCAGGATATGCGGGTACACATTCGATTCAACATCCGAGTGCTTCGCTTCTCGCTTAATTATGTAGCGAATCTCTGCAATGCTCATCCTATGGGGAGCGCGTTCAGTTGCGAACAGGGCGGGGTCATCGTCAGTTCGCTTAGCCAAGTATTTTTTAAGCCAAATATTACACTTAATGTTAAAATATACTTCCCTCTGCTTATTACCCTTACCCGTGACTATTGCAGACTTGTTTTCCCAGTTAATGTCTCTCTTGTTAAGCCCGTAAATCTCGCCAACACGGCAACCAGTAGTATAGGCAAATTCAACTAGGGCATGTTCCAATGGGGTTTGACAACCTTCTCGCAACAATTCGGTATCTTCTTCTGACAGTGCCTTGGGAACATGAGATCCTTCCCTTGGCTCCTTCAATTTAGATGCAGGGTTACGTTCACAATAACCTTCGTCACTAGCCCAATGAAAGAAGGCTCTTATTGCCCTAATCCTTTGGCCCAAACTAGAAGGTTTCAAGTGGCTACCGGCTTCGATTAAATAGTTTTTGAGATCAAGTAGAGTTATTCCTTCAATGTCAACGTCGCCAAAATGACGAATCAAAAGGTTGATTTGAATCTTATAGTTCTGCATAGTTGCAACGGAAAATCGTTCTATAGTTCTATCGGCAAGATATAACTCCCACGCTTCGGACAATTTCATAATATTACCTCCCTGTTTTTTCTCCTGTTTTTCCAATAAAAAAAGGCATGAAAAAAGAGAGGGTAAACAGGAACCCCCTCTTTCGGTTAGCTAAACCGTCATGCCAAAATTGTTATTCAGTTTTTCAATTCTTGTTCCATCTCGCTATTCCGAGAGTTACACAAGAATTCCTTCAGTTTTGCACAAATCAAAGAAATCCTTATACCCCTTTTCTCCAGCATCAATAGAACAAAGACTATCATAAGTTGCCTCTGCATCACCGAATATACTGACAAAAAAATCTACGTTAACTGTTTGCTCATTACCAATACCCATTATAGCAACATCGTTAAGCTGTCCAGTACTATCAGGTATTATATTATTCGTTATATATTTATCAAAAATTGTCAATACGTTTTCTTTATCCATTTTTTATACCTCCTATTTCCCCGACATAATAATGCGTACTGCACCGCTAGTAGCTTGTACATTGATGAGTTTTTGCACAGCTACATACAGCCCATGCCCTCCGTAGTTACCATTACCAAGTCCTGCATACGATGCAGATGTATATGTTTTTGTGGCTCCTGCTGCTAATACTTCGGGTGCAACTAAGGTTAAATAAGCTGCCTCTGACGATAAAATAGGGGTTCGTTGTAAAGCAGCAGATATAGTTACTGCAATGTCCAAAGTGTTTTTTACCTCAAACGATATATTGCTCAGATGTGTAATGTCCAACAACGTCACGCCAGCCCAACTTAAAAATTCAGTAGATGCCGTTTCACCGAAAAAACCTACTGATGCAGGTAAAGCGTTAAATGCATATATGTTGTCAAAATTAAATGTGTGTTGTTTGTATTTACTTCCATAGAGCGCAACAGGGAGGGCATTAGTCGGCGTTACTCCCGTGGCTTTTCCGGTCGCATTTTTATAGCCTATAGTAACAGGTTTACCGGTTACGTCGGCCGCCTCCGTGTCCTTGCCCTGAGCCTCCACGCTTGCCGCAAGGGAAGTGTCGCCTGTTAATGTGAGGTCCACCGGAACCTTACCGCTCACCAGCGTAACCCCGTTTATATCAGCAACCACTTTATTTGTGGTTCCTGGAGTTGTTTGGTCTATGCCAACTTTGCCAATTAAATTAGTTCCTGCCGCAAGGACAATTCCAGTTAATAAGGCTTTAAGTCGGCCTAGCACTGTATTGGCGGTAGGAGTTGCCTGCGCTTCGCCTATTAACGCTTGTGCCGTACTGTCTGTTACCGGCAACGGATTCGCACTTGTTATTGGTTTACTGGCTTCATCGTTTATGATCACATTCATTTATCTTTGTCACCTTCTTCCGTGTAATTAGCCTATGTCCTTCGCGATTGGACACAGGCTATAAAATTAAAAGGGGCCGAAGCCCCCACTGTTTGTCGGCTAGGATCTGGTTACAAATGGAGTTGCTTCTGACCCAGTGGCTGCACTAACGATTCGCACCCACCATGCCTTAGTGCCAATATCAATTAACTCAACGCTATCGCCTTTAAGTCCGCCCGTAGTCGAACCGTCAAAAGCAATGCCATTAGCCGTAGCAGCGGCCTCGTAAATTGCCGAAGTATCGCCACCGTCTAACGACTGTATGGCAACGCCATATAATATTTGATCTAATGCAGATGTGTTTATTGTTGTTCCAACAGATGCAACTTTAGCACCGATAATAAATCGCAGTGTAGTTCCGCTACCCGTTGCGGCCGGCAATGTTATGGCCTGACCGTCCGTCTTGGTAAGCACAACTACCTTGCCGTCATGAGCAAGTTCTGTAATTGCCAGCGGAGTAGTTGCGACGGTGACCACTCTTGCTGATACATCAGTCGCACGATTAATTTCTGCCGCGGTGGCAATTAATTCGGTCCCACCCTGGTACAGATGGCCATCGGAATCAGCAACCGTAATCTCAGATCCCTGAGTGCCTACCTTTAGCCCTAGCGCAGAATAATACCAGTCTTTTGTTCTTGACAATTGTTTCACCTCCAATAATAAAGGCGGCTATATTTCAAGCCGCCTCTGTGTTTATAATTCCGCTGCTAGGATGCGGTAGTGCCGGTAGAACCGTAGACCCAGCTGTAATCGTCAAAGCCCTCGGAAAATCTATTTACCACCTTATAAGCCCCGACTTCTGAATTGAAGTTCTCTTTATCCATTTCCAGTTTGGCTATGCGACGGTCATACCAGTGCAGGAACGCTTTCATGCGCTCTGGATCAATAAGGAACCAGGCCGTAGAACTGGTCAAGAAGTCAAACTCAATAACATCTACAGAACCCTTCCAAACGTTGATGTTGTTGTCTGTAATATCGGGTTCTCCGGTGCTATCGGCAATAACCAAGGCCGCTTTCCTGAGCGCAGAAGGAACAACTAGCAACTTGGGTTCTAAAGCCAACAGATTGCCCTTATCGTCTTTCAGTCCCTTAAAGGCATTGCGCGCAGTTTCCAGGTTTGTGGCGTTAAGCACATAGGTCGCTACATTGCTCTGGACGGTTGCATCACTAGGGCTATTGGGATGGGAAGCAGAACACAACGCAACACCATCAGGGCCAGCATATGTGGCGTTAAAAGCGTTATTAAACACTGACGCACCATAATACTGACGGGTGTAATAGATGGTCTGGGTCAGCAAGCGAACCCGTTTCTTAATCTCGCCGTACTGATCATCTTCAACAAGCTCGCGTTCAAGGGTTAACCCTTTGGAATAC